TTTATAATCTGCTGTGCATTGTCTCCTCAATATGCCTTTTTTTCCTTGATCTGATAATGTGTAAAATGGTGCTGTAAATCCTTTGTACATTCCCCTTGATGCGTCAAATATATCTTGTTTTAAATCTCTCCATGTAACAACATGAATTGGATATGATTTAATTTTTGTTTTAAGATATTCCAACCATTCATAAACCTTTTTAGGCTCTCCTTTCACGTCAGCGAAGATCCCTGCGTCAATCGGTGGTAACTCACCATGCTCAATCATAAGTGCAAGTGTAGAGCTTTGTACCCCAGCTCCTAAAGATAATATTCTCATTTATATCTCTCTAATTGATTTAATACATCCACGAGGAAAGCAAGTAGCAAAACCAAACTCATAACTGTCACCGCCGTTAGAACTAATAGAAGAAAATGTAAAAATTTTATCGTCTGTTTCACGATAAATATAACAAATGTCTTTACATACTGCCACATCGTGATTATCCATATCTTCTTTTGTAATCCATCCTCCATCAGACGCATTAATGTCCCACCAAGTAATCTCAACTCTCTTAAAATCATTTTTCATTAACTTCCTCATGTCGTTTAATCCAAGCATCAATTAAATTTTTTCTGTTGACTTCCTTACCGGTAGCTTTTTCTATTCTAAGAATAGCATCCCATTTTGGAAACCTCCATTTACTTGGATCATCTTCAATTAAACAATAACGTCTAATATTGGTTGCCGGGTTGATATTTTGAAAACCAAATTGCCACCCTAAGGTGTAATATGATTGACCCGTTTTTTCTTTGTATTGTAGTATTGGGTGTGTCATGTATCCTCTATTGTTTTTATTCTTTTTGGCTATATACATTTAGGACTTGACAAAGTCAACCCCATTCAATATACGTGTGTAAAAAAAACATGACTGAAGAACAATTACATTTTTTAAGATCATGCCTGAACAATGGGAAGGGTGGTGATCACATGAGTCCAACACAAATTGGAAAATATAAAACTATGTCTGACTGGTGTGTTGAGTATCTAGCAATGGATCAAGATCAAAGAAGAAAAGAAAAGAAAAAATACAAAGTTGGTTTTGGAGCTGTCGTAGGTAACGTAGCACAAAAGATGACTTCAAAATATATTTTTGAAGGACCAGACAAAGTAGCAATCAAAGAACAAAAAATTGAAGATGCATTTGAAGAAGAAAATAAAACTTATGTGTCCGAACCATTTGATGATGAGGATAAAAAAATTAGATTAATGTTAGCTGATATTGCAATGGAGCAAACTAAAAATGCGATCCGTGCATACAAAGAGGTATTTGGTCATCAGCCTACACAAAGTGAACGATATGTACACACTTCACCAGAGGGTTTGTTTGTAGACATCATTGGAAGGCTGGACTGGGAGAGCGGTCTGTCTACGCTAGAGTTAAAATCAAAACCTCCATCCGTAAGATGGTTTGAACCTAAGAAGGGTGATGCCGGGTACAGAGTGTACACACAAACCATACCTAAAGATCCAAGTAAAAATATAGATCAAGTAGCTTTTTATTATGCAGCCACAAAAAAAGAACCACATATTTGTTATGTAAATGACAAAGAATATGAAAACTTAGATAGCTCACATGACATGCTAAGACCCGATTATTTAGGAGAAGTGTATCAACAAATGTTAAAGAAAGCATTTAAGATACAAAAACTTCTTATGTTATCTAATGGAGATCCAAAAGAATTTGCATCACTAACTGATATGCCTGACCTGACTAGCTGGATGTATCAGGATGCGAGTGAAGAAAAAAAACAACTAGTCAAAACATTATGGAGTTAAATATGAAAGATAAAGATATAATTAAACTATTAGGAATGCTTGTAGTATTTATTTGTATGATCCTAATATTATCTGGATGTTCAGTCAAACCAAAGAATGAAGTCCAGACCTACAAAGTACAGATAGGAAAGAAGTGTACAGTAGATGGGGATGTGTACAGCTTTGTATGGTTACATAGCGTATATGGACCACAGATTGTTCATAAAAAATATTGTACTAAATGATGGACTATCAACAGATGCGTAGGATCATGCACCAAAAAGCCAAAGACCAACACAAAGTGGATGTCTTTGAATTACAAAAACGAATTGAAAAGCAAAAGGCTTTCAATAAGTTTATGAAAACAATGCAGTACGTTTTACTTGCAATGCTCATGCTAGTCTTTGTTGGGATTATCACAACCAATGAGAATGCAGAGGTTAGTTTAGGTGAACGCACATTACATTTTTTTAAAATGAAAGGATGGATAGAATGAGGGATCAAATAAAACAAGTGATGGATTTATGTTCCAAGGATGGAACGTATACTAATGACAGGGGACAGAGAACTGTGTCCGCATGGTCAAAGATTAAATACTTTAGACAAGTGTTTGGATCAGACTATGGAGTGCAGTTTAAAATTATGGAACACTCGGATCGTGCAGTGATAATGAAATGTATTATCAGCACCAAAGATCCAGAGTTTATTGTCAGCGAGGGTTACTCTAAACAATACCGAGACAAAGCAGGTTATCTTGAACTTGCTCAGACCTTTGCTTTCACACGAGCTTTAACTTATCTAGGGATGTTAGATAATGACTTAACCAGTAAAGAAGAATACGAAGCGTTAGGTTTAAACATTCGTAGTGAGTCTAAAGATACGCCTCAGCTAAATGAGGGTATAAATGTAGAAGAAATCAAGGATAGCTTCAAACAAGCGGTTCATCTCCCAAGGTTAAATTACTTGCGAGAGTCTGTCTATAAAGATCAGATTGATTATCTTCTTAAAAATAGTTTGCGAGATTATAGACAAGTGGATGACATTTATCTTACTCGTAAACATCAACTTGAAGCAGAAGATAACTTCTCTTCAGAATAAGGAGAACACATGGCAGATAAAATATATATCAACTTAATGCCAAATCCTAAGAAACAAGCTGGAGATAATCAACCAGCATTCGTAGGACCAAAAAATCCAAAGTATCCAGATAAGAACTGGACCATTGGAGCAAAGATCGGAGACACTTGGTATAACCAAGCTGCCTTTGAGTCTACGGATATGGAAACAGGTGAACCCAATGGTGGTTTAACTGTGATCCTAACTCCAGCAGAGGGTGCAAGTAAATCAGCACCTAAAAATAATTACCAACAAAGATCTTATGGAAATAACAACTTCCAAAAGAGATCAAACTTTGGTAATAAACCAAACTATAGGTACTAACCTTTTAATGTAAGTATCTATGAAGAGACAGGCGGGTTTTTCATATAGCACATCTCATGTGCGTTCCTTTCTGAAAATAGTTGTTTTCCTGCCTGTCTCGTAAAAACAACGAGGTAATATGATACAATTTGAAAGACATTGGTCAATGCCAAGCCACAAAACTTTTACTATTAAACCATTTAAAAATTTGATAGATGAAGAACTTGGAAATAATTATATTGATCCATTTCCATATCCTTTTAAACAAGATGCAATAGAATATTTAAAAACTATTCCTGACAATTCAGAAAATTATTTAGTATTTGATCCACCTTATTCTCAAATACAACTTAAAAGAATGTACAATAATAATGGATTATCATATAATCATCCAATGAACTCTTCTTATTGGTCCAACTGCAAAAAAGAAATATCAAGAATTATTAAAAGCAAAGGTAAAGTTATATCTTTTGGTTGGAATAGCAATGGTATTGGAAAAAAATATGGTTTTAAATTAACAAGGATTGTTCTTGTTGCTCATGGTGGTCAGCATAATGATACAATCGCAACTGTAGAAACTAAAATATGAACACAATAGATTTAGAACAACAATTAAAAAAGAAAATCCGAGAGGATAGATCCAAACAATATGGAGACTTCAAGGAGAACATGGGACTGATTGCATTCCTTTGGTCAGTGATTTTAAAAGATAAATTAAAAGAAGATATTAAAGGATATGAAGCCGCAAACATGATGGTGATGCTGAAAATGTTACGAACAACGAACAAACAGTTTAAAGCAGACACTTATGTAGATGCAAGTATTTATTTAGATATGGCAAGAGATTTACATAAAGAGGAGAAGAATGACTAGACAATCATATATAAAAAGTATATACGGGAATTGTAGTTTTGAACTTGTTGAAAAGTATGAAACTGCTGAGAAAGCTGCGAAAGGTCAGGATGGTCAGTTCGTAGAAGTAAAGCTCAATGATGTAAAGGTTGAGTTTAACAAAGTGAGGAAAGAAGATGGTGAAAACCAGACTGGAACTCCAGAAGCTGAGAGACAGGGAACAGAAGAAGTATGAACTGGGTCTGTCTTATCAAGCTAAAGCTAGAAAGTATTTTCAAGAAGCGAAAGAACTTACTTTCAAAGTTCAGAGAGTTCAAGAAGAACTTACCGCATAACTGGTAGGTAAAAAACAAAACAACAAATATCTGTGCAAACAGAGAGGGGATCTATGTCAATAAATAAACAAGAAACATTCTTAGAAGAATTTAGATACAAACAAAGCATATCTGCTTACACCAACCTAAGCAATAGAGAAAAAGAAATACACCAATCCGCATTTATGACTGGTTATAAACTGGGTCAGGAACACATGAAGAAGCTAAGACAAAAAGTAAAAGTCATTCATGTAAAGTCTGACACGAATAAAGAATACAGAGATCAAATTTTTTTAGCAGGAACAAAACAAGCAAGAGATATATTTCACATGGTGATTAAATACTTTGATAGATCGTATGAAGAGATTGTATCACCTAGACGACTGGCAGAATATGCTGAGGTCAGATCTGTGGTTGCTAACATCTTAAGAGAGATGACAACTTTATCTTTACCTGAGATTGGTAAGGTCCTTGGTGGCAGAGATCATACAACGATCTTACACCATCTACGATTAAAGACTGATAAGAAAAGATTTTGGAAAGAGGGATCTCGTACTTGGAAGCACTATGATAATTTAATTGAAAAAGTTAAAAAAGAAATGTCTATTTAAAGCCACGCTTAGCTTTAGCATAAGCCTTTGCACTAATGGTAGATTTAGATTTAGATCTTGATGTCCCTGCTTTTTTTCTTTTATTAATGTTATACCAAAGACCTTTCTTGGCTACCTTGCCTGACTTTGTTTTGTGATATCCCTTTTTCATTATTTTTTTTTCTTTCTTTTTAGTTTTTTTAAATCAGCTGCTGTAA